AAGGAACTTTGTTGATGAAGTTAGTGGCGTCAGAAACCACAATATATCCAGTCATCATGTTGGAAAAAATATCTTCGTAAATCACGGTTTGTATAGCTAAGGTACGAATATCATAGCTTTTACCACGCGATGTTACAATGATTTTCTCCGTGATTACTTCAGACGGATCTTTTAATAGTTCAGAATTTTCAGACATTATTCACCACGAATTAAACTATCAAATTCTTGTTCAATAGTAGGTATCAAAGCAGGATCTAAAACTTTTATTGTTCTTTTAGCATCATTTTCTTCCACTTCATATGTGTAGTTGGTGACAGGAACGGTGTTCATAGAATAATCTTCATCAACAATATATCCAAGTTCTGTGTCATAGTAATGATGAACATCTTCTTCTGGGTCAATAATGGATGTTATAGTTAAATCTTCAGTTTCTGTTGTTACATTAGTTAACGTGTTCGATGTTGTCAATAGAATTTTTCCAACTTGAGAACGCATATGAACCACATCATCCACAACCTTACTTACTAGAAATTTTCCATCATTATCTGATGTAATGACATCATTGGCAGTATATTCAGTTCCATCAGGAACTGTGATTTTGAAATCATATTTCAAGTACACTAAATCTGTCACCTTGGCATCTAAAATAGGCCATTCTTCGCGTGGGTTTGTGATGTCATTCACCATGAGAATCACCCAATGATAGGCAGGTGTGCCATATAATTTATAACTTACTTGTTCAGGTGTTTCTCCATCTTGAGTGAAGTAATCTTCCAATACCACAGAGTTTTCACGAAATTTATCTGAGATGGAAACACGACGAAGAAAATCTGTGATGATAACAGGACGACTGTTACTTGTCACAATCATGTTGGGAAATTTAGAAAAATATTTCATTAGAATCCTTGTTCCACACGTTCTTCTGTAAGAACTTCTAGTTCTGTGAATGAAAGTGTCATGGAAATTTCTGCAGGTGCACCATTGGTGCCTTTAAAGGTGACGAAATCACTACCACCATACTCAATCTTTAAATTGGTTAAGGCGCAACTACTGATTTGCGGTAGATAGGTGTTTCTTCCATTTTCTCTGTAATGATATTCAATGTTGAACTCAGCAGGATAACTTAAGAAAAACTTATCAGTTCCTTGCTTGGGGTGCATGTATTTTCTAAATGTTTTAATGATGTTTTGTATTTGAGTAAGTTCTGCCACATTTTTAGGAAGAAATGTATAATCGAAACTGAAGGTTCTGAATCCCATGCTTTTAAACAATTGTGCCTTGTAGGGATTCACAGCTTGTCCTGTTGCAGAACTGATAAGACCTGCTGCATCACCAAACTTTCCAAGAACACTATCATTGGCATTTTTAATACCTAAGGCAGCTGTGGCAGCTCCCAATCCCACCAATGTTTCTTTGGCAGCATCAATTCTTCCAGAAATGGCACCTTCACCTTCTCTACCAGTGAACACTTCTTTCAAATCAGATGCAATTTCTGGAGCTCCACCCAACACACCCAGTTCTGTGTCTTGCCAATTGGCTGTGTATGACACTGAAGGTTTGTTGTTCAAATATAATGCAATGGCGGTTTTCAATGTCACTTTGTCACGGTTGTTGGCCAACACGGCACCTGCTGCTCCACCGGCCACGGCTCCAGTGACAGCTCCCGCCACTTCAACTTTGCGCGTGACTTGTGATGGGATTCCACCTTTATTTAAAATGTTACTACCCTTGTCTACCACATCAGCCAATGCTTCAGCACCTGCAATTGCACTCAGTGCCGCAATAGTCAATGGACCAGCTTTTTGTTCTGGGCGATTCTGTCTGGAAAAATCCACAGGTGTGGATCCTCGGGGTGCTGCTTGTTCTGTAGCACTTCTGTCACCATCTCGCTTGCTGATGTAAAACATCACAAAATGGGGATATTGAATGCTTCCCACTTCAGTTGGATAACGATACACCTCTAACCCAGCATTTTTCAACTTGGCAGTGGCAACACTTTCACCTTCTGCAGGGTCAGTTCTTCCGAAAGGATTGGCCCCTGCTGTGAAGTTTCGTGAATTAGGGGGACGTTTTCCGTCTATAGGCATAAATAATTTCCTTGAAAGACTTTACAAATATTTATATGGCTTACACTAAAGATACATATAAAGGAAGATTCATACCAAAAAATCCTCAGAAATATGTCGGGGATCCAACAGAAATCATATATCGCAGCAGTTATGAATTGAAGTTCATGAAATGGTGTGATACCAGTGATTCGGTATTGAAATGGGCCAGTGAAGAAATTGTGATTCCCTATGTAAGTCCCATGGACAATCTAGTTCATAGATATTTTGTGGACTTCTACATAGAAGTCATGGAAAAAACTGGCAGAAGAAAAAAATATCTTGTGGAAGTGAAACCGTATAGATTCACGGTCCCTCCACAAGTTCCTCAAAGAAAAACACAGAGATTTATTTCCGAAGTAAAGCAATGGGGTGTAAACAACGCAAAATGGAGTGCGGCCCGGAGATTTGCTTCTCAGCACGGATGGGAATTCATGCTTGTTACAGAGAAGGATTTAGGAACTACTATAAATAGTAAGTAGTTTTTAACTTCATTCCGGACATAGTAAGTTTAACACGTTGTCAAGTAGTAGTCAAGCACTCAATTTTACCATTTATGCCTCCTAATCAATCAGAAACAAATCGTCAACGTGAAACACCGGGAGGAACTGAACGGTGGTATCAAGACATGGTTAAACGGCTTGGTTCTGGAAAAGGAAGCAAAACGTTACAAAGTGAAATTGGTGAGTTTACAGGTTCAGCTCAAGTAGGAAGCATGTATGTATTTTCCTATGACCCGAAATTGGCTGATGTTCTCCCATACTATGACACAGTACCTGTGGTAGTTCCATTCAGAATTGTATCAGATGGTTTTTATGGATTGAACTTTCATTATCTATCACCAATGCTTCGAACTGCTCTGTTAGATAAAATGATAGATTTAACTACTTCTCAACCACTAACAAACACCTCAAGAATGAGTTTGACCTGGAGATTGTTAAATAATGCCTCACGTTTTCCTGGTGTCAATACTTCAGTGAAAAGGTATTTGTATAGTCAGATGGGTTCACGATTATTGAAAGTGTATCCGAAAGATTGGAGAAAAACCATTCTATTACCAATAGACAATTTTGAAAAATCCTCAAGAACCAATGTGTTCAGGAATTCACGGAGTAAAATTTAATGACCGGTCCTCGCCCAGAACCACAACAACTACCAGCAGTAAAAACTTCTGCAACTGTTCCAGTTCCAACATTGGAACAGTTTCTTGGGTTTGTTAAGACACAAAATCTTGCTCGTCAAGAACGATTTTTTGCACAGTTTTATAACATAGGATTGGGTGGTAGAGATTTAGCTTTGTTGTGTCATCAAGCATCTTTACCAGGTAAAAATATTGGAACACGCCAACTTAGAATAAATGGTTTAAGTAGAACCTTCGCTCAAACCGCCGATTACATGGGTGATAGCATCACGTTGGAATTTTTAATTGATACAGACTTCACCCCAAGAATCATCATGGAACAATGGATGGAAAGTTGTGTATCCAATTTTGAATCTGGAAATGAAGTGGGATTCTATGAAAACTATGTCCGAGACATCACATTACATGCATTAGCTCCCGCAGGCATTCCAGGTGAAGCTTTGTTTAACTGGAGTCCTACTCAGGCAGATTTAGGATTGCGTGACAAAATAACAACAAGTAATCGTGGATTAAATGTTGCCATTGACAATGTATTCAGAAGAAGCAAGCGTTTGGCAGACAACACATTTAATAAAGTGAAGTCTCAGGCCTTTGGTGCAGTTCGGGGTATTGCTGCTCCATTGTTAGATTTAGCCACAGACTCAGAGCAAGTAGTATACACCATCACCTTGAAAGAAGCATGGCCGCGTTCCATCAACGTGATGCCATTAGGTTATGATGCTGTAGGTGTTCATAGAATGAATGTGACATTTGCCTACTACTATTGGGAATCCACGGTGAACAATCCCAAGCTCTCAGGACAAGACATGGCAGACAAAGCCACCAAGGCAGTTACAGATAAGTTGAAACCTTTTGCTGATAAAATACCACAGACAGATATCAACAAGTTAGGTAGTGATTTGAAAGATAAAGTGAAATCTACAGGAACACGATTATTTGGTCGTGGATAATTAAGGAGATAATATGAAGATACCTACAGTAAAAGTACCGAAGTTCACAACAACACTTCCGGTATCAGGTGAGAAAATTGA